TCATATATATTCATTTTAGTTTTCCAACATCATAAGTGATCTCATATATTTGACTGTCCTTTGTACATCTTTTTCAGTCAGCTTTCTTTCATATGGATGATAGATATTTGATTTAAGATCAAGCATTTTGACTTTTCTGGCAAATTCATTACTTTTCAAAGTCTTAATATATTCAAAGTATTCTTCATCAGTTTTACAATCAATTGGTCTAGTTATACAAACCAAACCATCAAGAACATCAGCTATATTATTAAATTTATCTTCTTCATTTCCTATATAGGCTAAATTAAGAAGCATATAAACATCATCATATGTCATCACCTTGTCTTCAATAACATCATGAAGATAAGCTAAAGTCTTGAGCTTTAAATCAAACGTACTATCAGCAACTCTTTTTACATGACCAAATGCTGGTTTTCCATTTTGATCAACTAATTTATCTTTTGATCTTTTATAAACATCTTCCACATAAAAACTAATTAAAGCTATATTAAACACTTCTACCTCTTAAACACACTAAAGAATCTTTCTTCACTAACAATTTCAAGATTGGGATCACCCTTTGTTATCTGATCTACACTTTTGAAATACTCTTCATCAGAGACTTTTCTTCCCTGTGGATTCTTTGAATTGTACAGTTTTATTTCAAGCTTATCATTAGCACCTGAGACAAAAAGTCCATAAAGAATCTTCCCATTATCAAGAGAATACAGACAATATATTTTTTTCATCAAATCACCTCCCATAATTATTATACCACGAATTCTGCATTTGTAAACAACTTTTTATATGTTTTTAGCAAATTCAGTATAATTTTTCGGAACATTGAGTTGACCTTGTCTTTTTGCATTGAAAACCAGATCATAGGCTGTTTTTCTTGCATTCTCTCTTTCTTCATCAGTCAATTTCTTATTTCTTTCAATTTCATAAAACGGATGAGTTTTAAATTCCTTCATTGCAAAACTTTGAAGTGTATGAAATTGAAGCTCTAACTTGTTTCCTTCCGGACTGATTAAGCTGCAGTTAAAACCATTGTAATAATTGCTTTCATCAGGAACATTCCAATAGTTTTTAGCTTTGACTATTTTGTAGCCCTTAGACTTAAGATCTTTTAGAACCTTATTAGACTTTTCAACAAGATCATTTGGACCAGATGCTAGAGTGTATCTGTTCAAATCATATATGTTCTTTGCTATTTCTTCCTTTGTCACATTCTTATCTTCAGACTCAGCTAGATCAGAATTGACTTTTCTTTCAAAAGATCCAGGTTGCTTTAAAGCTGCATTCTCACCAAGCATTTTCATATTATATTGCTTTGCAACATTTTCAAAATACTTAGTATTATTTTCTTCATCATTTACTGCTTTTTCATAAACCTTCTTTAAAGCAGGCTCCATATTTTTATATATTTCTTGCTCACTTTTCTTTACTATTTTATTTTTACCATAAAGCTTTTCTTTAGGATTTATATTTCTTCCTTCATCATCTTTATAGGCTGGACCTTCAGCTCTAAATGTTCTGTGAACCTTTTCTTGGCTTCTGGCTTTATTGATATTTTTTGAACCACCAGTAGCTCTTGGGTCACCTATGACTCTTTCACCATTCTCATTAACAGCGTAATGCTTTCCGGTCTTTGATGTCAGCCACGTTATATTTTCTTTTTTACCATTAACAGAAGCTACAGCATCAAAGACTTTGGCTAATTCCTTGTAAATGTTCATTAGCTTTCCTTATACTGAAATATCCAGGTCTCATTTTCTTCATCATATCTAAATAAACAAGCATGATTCATATCATAAAATACACTGCCATTTGTTAATTTGATATCACCAAAATCAACTTGATTTAATTCATTAATTGCACTTGATGAATCTGAAGAAGCATCATTTGTCAATGTTCCATTAAACTCATATTTTAAACTTTCTAATGACCACATTTTTAAAACCTCCTAATAGCCGATATAGTTTACAGCACTACCTCTCGGATAATTTTGCGCATTCCTATAAGTGTTTACAACGGATTGCGGTACATACACATACATATACTTAAAACTACCAAAACATGTATTACTTTGAACCGTTGGCGGAGTAGTTGATTTGAACCTGAGTCTTACAAGATTTGCACACGAATCAAAAGTTGAACCCTGTAATGTGGGCCGTCCAACTATATATACCGACTGCAAACTGGGGCAAGTCACAAAAGCAGATGCTTGAACTTGAGTAAGATTGTTCGGTAATGTTATATGCTCTAAGGAGCTTACATTTGCAAATGCACTGGAAATAATCTGTGTAACAGTGTCAGGCAAAGTTATCGACTTGAGTGCAGAACAACCTCTAAAAGCATATTGACCGATACTTGTTATACCTTTCGGCAACGACACCACTTGTAATGAAGAGCACCCATCAAAAACAGAATCACCTGTCGCCCCTGTCAAACCTGATGGTAATGCAACCCACTTTAATGACCGACAAGCAGCGAAGCAGGACGTTAGTATCATAGACATTTGAAGCGGCATAGAAATTTTTTCCAACATCATGAGATTCTTGAACGCTGTAGTACCTATTTCTACATTATCACCAATCTCGATTTTCTTAATGCAATTAGCATAAGAAGTATTCTTCCCATTACCTAAACTTGTTCCGGGGGTATCCGTAAAGGAATTGAACAGCGTATTACCTGTAGTAAAAGTAGCCGTAGCAGTAAAACTCAGCGTAACTGTGCTGCTATCACCGGGAGTAATGGTAATAACATAATCACCTGCTCGCGAATAAGTATGATGAGCTAAAGACTGACTTGTACCATCACCCGTTAGAGTATCTTTAGCACTACCATCACCCCAGTCAAACTGAGCTGTTCCATTAACAGTAATATTGGAAGCAGGTTCCAGACAATCATCAAACAAAGTCACATATATCCTTGTTTCTCCTGTATCAGTGGTATACATCTGCCCAATATTCAGACTACCGTTATTTGAAACATGAGTCTTAGCATCTGCAAGTGTCCAGTTCCACCCTTGAGCTACAAGTCCTTCGTGACTCGGATTCGATGGAAGCTCTGTCAAAGACGTAAATTCTGTAGCAGTATAGGAAGCAACACAAGTGCCATCATAATCATAAAAGTTTACGTCTTTAGGCTCTGCAATTAAACTGCCTCCGCCACCACCTCCACCAGATGATCCTTTTTGATATTGATATTTCCAACCATTATCAACATATGAATACATGCATTGATTAGACATATCATAAAATTGTGAACCATTAGTAAGACTAAGATCACCAAAATCTATAGCATCTAATTCAGCTTCAGCTTGCTGAACATCACTTGAACCATCATTTGTTAATATACCAACAAGATTTAATGCAGTTTGTTTAAGAGACCACATATATTACTCCTTTTTAATATAACCAGTATAAAGAAGCCAGTCAAAATACTGATCCATAAAGACTTTCATTTGATATCCTTCTTTTTCAACAATAACTGCTCCATCTCTATCTTCTTGCCTAATAATACAACCACTTACTATCTCCTCATTATCAATGTGTCTAATTACACCATTTTTGACAAGAGGAATAGAATAAGTGGCTGTTGTGTCAAATCTAATTATTTCTGGACCTTTAGTCTTTTTATTCTTCTTTTTCATTTTTTTAATTCTAAACTTTAATAACTACAGCTGATTTTTAACACTTTTATAAAGATCATAAACTGCAAAATATTCAGAATATCTGCTGATTCTATTAGCAGCATTAGTTCCATCATTGATCAGATCTTCAAGGAACATTTTTGCATACATGATAACTTCACCAGCATCACAGCTCATTGTCTTATCTATGAAATAATTCTGAGCCTCATCATAAGCATTATCATTAAGATGAATATTGTTCTTTTTCAAATAAGCCTTGATCTTATTAGCCATTACATCAAACTTGTTATCCATTTTCTACTCCTTTAAAATCTACATATTATCAACTACATAATCATTATAACATATTGTCTAGAAATTGTAAACAGTTTATTTTAAATTTCCCAGCATATTTGTTATACTGTCTATAACTTCATAGTCATCCAATTCACCATCATCTTGGACCTCATCAGAACCATCTGGTTGTCCCTCTGGTGCATCAACCTTATCCTTCCTATTATTTATATTGTCCCCCTCCTCTAATTGACTCTGGAGGACTTTCTGATCTTCATCACTATAAACTTCTTCCTCAGCATTTTCCTCACTCATAACTTTCTTAATGTATTCATCATCAATTGAAGTCCAAAGTCCAGTTGTTTCAGATTGCTGCTTAAGTTCTTTTAATGCTATTTCCTTATTGATCAAACCAGCATTAAATGCTTCTAAAACAGGTTGAATAAGTGATTGTGCTAAATCAGCTCTATCTTTTGCACTAACTTGTCTAATTGGATTGAACTGCCATTCAAAGTTATCAGGAACAGCCCCAATAGAGCTCATACAAACAACAGGAAGAAGCTTATCCAATAATGGCATCAAATACATTTCTTGCTTTTCAGCCACAGTGTCATAATATTGAACAAGATCACTTTCGCCTGTTGAGTTCCATCCACTTGGTTCTCTGCCAAACAGTTTAGTGACTGGCATTTCACAAGCACCAGCAATATCTAACATAAATGATTGATAGAGTTCGTCCAATCCACTGAATGTATAATTATGGATAGCAAAGTCATCTTCCTTATCCATAACATATATTCCCATATTGGACATTAAGTGATTCTGAGCTTCCAATACATTATACAGATTTTCCTGAGCAGTCTTTGAAGCACTTCCTAATAATTGACCTAAGTCATTCATCTTAAGAACTCTGATATTTGCTAAGAATATCATTGTTGCAAGATTTGCTGAAGTATTGTCTCTTTTCTTTATTTCTTCATAAGCAATTTCTACCTCAGATTCACCCCAATACATTTCCTGAATCTTTTCCCAATAAGGAAGTTCTCTACCGGTAAATCTCAATATTCTAGAATGATGAACTTTAAAATTATTTCTTTCTTGAACAAATGCATTACTTTGAGTATTCGCTGAGTTTATCGTATAATACTTAGGAAGACCAAAATCAGGGTCAGATATATCAGTTATCAACTCAGAATCTGGAACTATTCCGGACCATCTGTCAAACACCAATAAGCCTTTAAATGAATCAGGAACAATAGAATCAAGATCTAATGGCTGATCTAATTGTTCATCTTGTCCCTCTATCAATATAAGTGCAGCTGCTCCTCCATAAAGTCTTCCCCATTGAAGTCCTTGCTTTAACTTTTCTTTAACTTTAGTATATCTTATTGTTTTTTCTATCTTTTGAAGAGCCATAGGCTCAATTGAAGAATTTATTGTTATCCAGTTTTTTAACATATCAGCTGGAAAAGTATCAACAATCTTTCTTACAATCCATGAACCTCTATACATAGAATTAAACAAAGTATAATTCTTTGTCAATCTTGTCATTGGATATTCAGCACCTTCAGCAAGATTAGGCTGCCCAAATCCAGTTCTAGCCATTTTGTTCATGAATGCGTCAGTAGTATAAAGTCTATTTATTACACTAGCTTGCTTTGCTAACTTTTCTTTAACAGCCTCAGCACTATCTGTCATCTTAATGGCTTCTAATTCTTCAATATCCTTTATCAATTGAGGATCAAGCCCATCTTTATTTATTTTAGATTTCTTTTTTGTAGCCATTATCGACCTCACTTATTTTCATAACATCAATTAATTCATCAAATATATTTTTGTCGCCTATTTTTTCTGGAAGCTTTTTCCCTTTACTAACTTCATTCCAGTGCTCAACTTCTTTTTCACCTATTTTCTTTTTTCCTGCCTTTGAATTAAAAAATCTTCTTTGAGCTTCACTCTTATACGGCATTCAAATACTCCTTAATCTTTTTAACAGCAATTTTAGGATCACTGCACTCAATTAACAATTTCTCATTGACATATATGTTTATTGATTTTATAGGGCCCTTTTTAGGTGCTTCATATAAAATTTTAATCTTATCTTTATTGCTTTTTAAAATCCCTTCAAATGTATGCTTATCAATTATTTTATACGAAAAACATTTTCTGTATTTTCTTTGAAGTTGCGGATCATACAATAGTTTATGAATATCTCTCAACTTATCATATCGACATAAGTCTAATATTCCTTCTTTTACATCAAGCTTATATTCTTCTTCCCATTTATTTAATTGTTTAGAAGTCACTCCATACCTTTTAGCATAAGCTTTGTCAAAAGTAACTGTAAGCATTACATTCTACCATCTATTCTTTTTGCCATTATTGTGTTAACATAATATCTGAACGCATCCATAGCGTGATCTTTTTCCTTTAATGGTTTTTCTACTCCTCTTTCTTGAGCTTTAGAATCCCAAATATAACCTCCAAATTCAGCTATCATGTTTTTACATCTTCTATTTATCTTTATTCTTCTTTGCTGTATTGCAGAGGCTGTTCTACGTATTCCAACAAGAACATCATTATCTGCGTCTTTTAACAAATATCCTCTAGCTCTCAATTCAGCTTTTAAGCTAGCTGCTGAAGGGTCAATTATTATTCTTTCAACCCTTTGAGGATCTTTCTTTATCAACTCTTCTATTTTATCAGCCATTTGACTATCTGTCAATTGCTTTCCCATGACTTTTGAATCATAGTATAATTCATCATCTATATAAGCAACATCCCAATGATCATAAATTGAATATACAGCCAAGGGATTAATTGTTCCATAGTCAATTGCAATATATCTAGTGCATTCCCATTTAAACTCATTATCTATTGATTCATAATAATTTTCTTCTGTTATCATGTCATAGATAATACCTTCAGCTAAAGCCCATTCTCCTAAGATATATCTCAGATAAAACACACCAGCAAAAGATCTTTTATATCTTTCTTTCACTTTTTCACTTAAGCTTGGATTATCATCCATAATGAAATGCAAATGATAATAGAGCTTCTCTTTTGCTTTATCTATGTATTCTAGTTTAAACCAGTGTAATGGCTTATCAGGGTTACAGTTGAACCAAACTTTAGCACCATCTATTGAACATCTTCCAATAGCTTGATTTACAAATGATTCTGGTTGAAGAGCACATTCATCAAAATACCAACCAGCAGTTGTCATACCTTGAATGAACTGAAAAGATCTTTCATCTGTTCCGCCAAAATAATAAAAATAATTGATCTTTATCTTTTTAGTTTTTGAATCCCTTTTCTTTATAGTCAAAACATGCTCTGATAAATTTGATATTACTTTATATCCTCTTAATTTTAAAGCAGGTATAAGCCAGAAATTTACATTCCTATTAAAACTGCTTACTGATTTTCCAGACATTCCAAACATTTCACCATTGAATGTTTCCATTGCCCAAAAAACAAAACTAAGAGCCATTGCAACTGTTTTGCCTGCTCTTATTGAACCATCACATATTATTCCGTCATAATCTTTATATGGACTATTTTCTGTCCACCAAGTTAATATTTTTGTTTGCTTTATTGAAAATGTATTGAATTTCATCTATTTTGTACCATCATCAGAGACCCTCAGTGACACTCTAGTGCATGCAATTGTATTGAGCCATATAATTTATTGACCTTTATCAAAATACCCCCTTAGAGTTGATTTGCAAAACATCAAATTCATATTTAGCATCAAAATTAGTGTCCAATATTGAATTTCTAAAGAATGATATTCCTCTAATTCTTACTTTATTGTCTGGTGTTTTTTCAACCAAAGATACATCATAATGATCATTGCTGTATTTAATGATATCATTGATCTTTATCTGCCTTGCATAATCCCTTCTATATTTAAAGACCATAATTAAAGATCCTCCTAAACTAATGGTGCTCCAACTGAGAGTCGAACTCAGAAATTATCGGGTTTGAGCCGAACGCATGTGCCAATTCTGCTATTGGAGCAAGTTGGCGCTTAATATAGGATTTGAACCTATAACCTACCGGTTAACAGCCGGTTGCTCTGCCAATTGAGCTAATTAAGCATAATATTGGTGCAGATGGTGGGATTTGAACCCACATGAGTGTTTCATCAGTGGATTTTAAGTCCACCGTGTATGCCTGATTCCACCACATCTGCATAATATTGGCAGCGGTTACTGGATTCGAACCAATGAAATGTCAGGATCAAAACCTGATGCCTTACCACTTGGCTAAACCGCTATGCTTTTGCTAAGCTTTTCCTTTTGTAAAAAGAACACTTTTTAATATACTCTTTACTTATATCATCTAAGCAATCACAATTATTAGCAAATCTACCACTATAATGAACACAAAATTCTCTATTACACTTAACATTATATTTTAAAGCTTTTTCATCTAATGTCAGCATTTGCTTCTTTTCTTTTGATTGTTCCCGCTTTTTTGTGACTTTTCTTTTATTGTTCATCTTTACTCTACAATTCTCACTACAGTATAACTGAAATTTATTTGTAGTTGTAAAAGACTTCCCACAATATAAGCATTTTCTTACTATATAGTTTAATTCTTCCATTTTCTTTATTTCTTTTATTTGTATATAAGGAGCAGATATATTTCAACCTGCTCCATCAAAAAAAGGGAAGTCAAATGATCAGAAGATTGGTTGTCTGATCATTTCTTTCTCTTCCTTTCAGCGGATTTTCTTTCATAATCTACAATCGCATCTATTCTTTGTTTAGCCTGTTTAGCTTCACCTATCTTTATTTTAAACTCATCATACTTATCACATTTTGAATGACACCCTAAATATCTATCTTTACAACCTTTACATGGATTAGTTATGCTCATCTTGTTCTTCTTCAAATATACCTTTTGCTACATTATTTAAAGCCTCAATAAAATTATCATCCTCAAATTCAGCTTCATAATCATTCTTTTGTTTATCTATTTCTAACCTTTCCTCAAGGATCTTTAATTTCCTTTCCTCAACTTGTCTGCTGTATGAAGGTAGATCAGGTATGTAATCCTCTAACCTTAATAAGGCCCTTTGCCTATCTGGAAACTTTACTGTGAAGCTACCACTGTTGTTGACAGAAATCTCTTGTATAAGTGATCCGTCAATTTCCTGAGGTGATTTTAGGCGGATTCTCCCATTTTGTGAAATTTCAATATAATCATTTATATTATAAAATGCCTGTTTAGCATATGCATTAATTATATCCTCAGCCTTTAATATTGTCCTATTAAAAGCTCTGATCTTCAACCATTCTAAATAATTAACAATAGCTTTCTGATTCTTTAACTTGAAATTGGCCGATGAAGAAGAAAAACCAGCTTTATACATTGCTATCTTCATATTAAAATCTTGAATATAGAACTCACAAAAAGCTATTTCACGATCTGTCAAAGGAGCGACTATTTCTTTCCTCGACATTTTCATTAATTCTTCTTCTGTATAGTCACATTTAATATGATCTTGTATCTTTTCCCTTTTACCAGTTTCCTTTATATTCTTTTGACTCATTTTATATCATCTCTATTTTCACATATAATATACTTTATTCCTCCCTAAATATTTATCTCTATACCATTGCTGAAGTCCCAGAGTGACACTCTAGTGCACTCAACCTCAACATCCTATATTTTATATTGACCTACACATTTCTAAGCTTATTGAAATAAATATCCCTATAATACATTCGTTTTCTTCTTGCTACTTCTCTAATCTTATTATCATAAGCTAGCAAGTTGCAGCTATTGCAATTGTAATTATCATTCTCATAAACTTTTGAATGTAGTTCTTTGCAAACCTTGCAATGTCTGTCTTTTATTTCATTTACTTCTACTGTAGTATATATTAA